CGAGATCAAGAAGCTCTGCGTGACTTGATTGATGCAAACGTCTGCGAGAAGTTGAACATTGAACTTGTTGCTGCTCCTGCTAACTGCAAGGGTTACTACCTCTGCTGGGCACATAAAAATTTACTGCGATTAGCTGTTACTCAGAGCACTTATGATTACTACATGTACTCAGAGAATGACATGTTGTTCACTCTCGACCACTTGAACTACTGGTTGGAAAACAAGGATATGTTGAAGGAACTAAACCTAGAACCTTCGTTCTGCCGCTATGAGCTGAACGATGATTTGAGAATCCCCTTCGACAATTACAAAAGATACAACCTGACCGAGATTACAGAAAATGTCTGGCACGACATCCCTCACAACGCAAAGGTCTACTTGACTCCCACGCATGAGAAGTATTTAGGTTTCATTCTCCTAGGTAACCCCTACTCAGGGATGATGATCCTCGATCAAGAAATGGCTGAAGAGTACATCGCCTCTGTAAGCTCACACCCTGAGCTCAGCCATCGCATGGTTGGTCACCGTAACTGGCCTACTGCAGATCGTTCATCTATGGGCATTGCCTTTGAAAACCTCGAAGATGGTCAAGACCACAGACGCGTGGTTCCTCTGGTGCACAGAGGTGACTGGGTGACCATAGCTGACGAAGGTTTGATACGTCACTTGGATACAAAGTATTCCGATACACTCCTGAAGCAGGCAGACTGCATAACTACCGAGAACATGTTTGTATGAACACTATCGATAACGTCAATCACCCATCGCACTATACGGCTGGAGGTATAGAGTGTATCGATGCGATTAAGTCTGCGCTTACCGACGAAGAGTTTTTTGGCTACTGCAAAGCTAACTGCATCAAATACATCTGGAGAGAAAACCATAAGCAAGGAGTTGAGTCACTAAAAAAAGCTCAGTGGTACTTAGACCTGTTGATTAAGGAGAAAGAGGTAGAATGATGATTATTTACTGAGCTATGGATATCCCGGCCTTTGGAACTGTGTACGGGCAGGTTGCATCCCTGCCTTATGCAAGTGGTTTTAGATGGACACCCTCTGACGGTCCTAAGACGTTCTCAACGTGCCGGGGCATCAGCGTAATTACCACCAACAATACCGATGTTGTTTATATCGAGTTAAACGACGGACAGGGGCAACTTATCCCTATGGGTGGGTTTGTTAACAACCCTCTGCTTTCAGTTGGTGCCACCACTATTTCTGGTGGTGACATCACGTCCGCCGTTCTTCTTTTCTGATGAACTACAACCAAGCTTCTCAAATGCAAAACTCCATGCGTGGTGAGAACCGCTATGGAGACTTTGTTCGCCAAGGACTCAACCAAGAAGCAGGTGCTCCTCCCCCACCTCCTCCGCCGAACGGGGACTCTGATGAAGCTTTTGACCCCAATATGGATGAGAGAGCTGATGTAGAAGTCATGAAAAGACAGCTTCTGGCATCAGCGAAGGATCGCAGGTAGCATGTTGCTACTAGCAAGCGTTTCGTGATTATTGATTGTTTTACGTACTTCAACGAAAAAGAGCTTTTGGAGTTGAGAGTACGGACTCTTGAGAATCACGTAGATGGTTTTTTGATCACGGACGCTGACCGGACTCACAGGGGAGACAAGAAAGCTTTTTCCTGTGTGGATACTATTCGTGAGCTTGGGCTCCCAGAAGACAAGATTCAAGTTCTGCACGTAGAGCTACCAAACGTTACGGAAGCTCCCGACCCATGGATTCGAGAAAGAGGACAACGAGATGCTTTGAGCGTCGGTCTTCACATGCTTGACGATGACGACTACTTCATCTGCTCTGACTGCGACGAGATCACGAATCCTTCTGCACTTGAAGCGATTAAGAGATCAGTCGATATGGAGGAAAACAAAGTAATTAGAATGAGCATGAGCATGCACTATGGACGTGCAGATCGTCAACTTATCTCTCCTGAAGGTGAACTTTTTGATTGGCGTTGTGGCGTGGCTAGCACAGTCGGTAAGCTCAAAGAATTCGGAACTTTATCGGCGATGCGAGCGTCGACTGATAATTATTACGTTGGTGTTCGCAACGCTGGTTGGCATTTCTCTTGGATGGGAGACTCGGACCGAAGAAAAATCAAGCTCCGGAACATCGCCGAGTACTACATTTGGGACAAACCCGAAGTACAGCAGCTGTGCGAGGATTTTGTTGCTAAACCCGGCAATACCGATATGCTCGGACGCGAAGACCATTTACTAACTGAGTATCCTCTTGAGGATTTGCCCGAAGAGGTGGTTAAACTAGAGAGAGTTAGAAAGTATCTTCTTCCCGATGACGAACAAGATGCCACCTGAGCTCCTAGAAAAGTTTAAGAAAAAGCAAGAAGGGGGTGACGAAGAGCAGAATGAAAAGCGTAAGTCTGCTCGTGACAAATCCCGCAAAGCCAAGGAAATGCGTCAAAAAGACAAGTGACTCTGAATGTCGTCCTCAACAGAAATTAGAAATCGATTTGAGGAGATCCTAGAAGCCGCAAGGACTCAGGATCGCTCAAGTCAATCAGCGACGATGGTTGTGCTTAGTCACATCCAGCAGATGGTCTTGTACATGATCAAGAAGGGTATTACCTTCTACTGCGAACAAGATACATACAAGAGCCGTACTAGGTTCCTAGACGACGTTATTGCCCTTAACAGGCTTGATATTCGATTCCCTTCGATTATTAGGAATTTCCTGATCGACGGTTGCGGCTTGTTTTACTTCCGTCCTGATGAGAAACTGAAATATCAGATCTATTTCTTCAACAAAAACCAGTACCGGGTTTACCACGACCTAAACGGTTCTGTCGAAGAAGTTGTCATTCTCTATAGCTATAAAGTTAAGAACAGCAACTTAGGTCTGCCTTCAACGACATACGGACAGAACAAAAGATACGTTCGTTTATCTATTACAGCAGACGAAATAACAGAAAACGAGAGTGATTCTGAGCTTAGCTTTGAGTTAGAACCTGGAAGTGTACTGACTCCATCTAACACAAGAAAGAATACTCTGGGTTTCGTACCTGCTGTAGAGGTTCTAAACAAGCCAAACGCATCAGGAACAGAGGGTGAGGGCGAATTTGACCCATTTATGGAGCAAATTGTGCTCCATGATCAGATTATTCGCAATGTTGCCAAGAATATCGAGTTCTTTGGCAACCCCACCCTGATTAGTTCCCGTCCCCGTAGTGATCTGGTCGAAGCTAACGACGCCCAGAACACTTTCCGCCCGACAATCAGCAGTCAGAGCGGATTTGCGGGTCAAAGCACCCCCTCAACAAGGGTTAGCGAGCCTTTTGGCACCGCTATGGGTGGTGGGCTGCGTGTTCCGCGAATTATTGCGAACATTGAGCCCTCAGATCGAGTCGGTTACATGACTCCAGACCCTGTGTCTGGGGATATGAACCGTTATTCGCTGTTATTACGCGAAGAAATTCGTACAGCGCTTGGCGGAGTCGACGAAATCTCAATCTCAGCTGGTGCAACTGCCACAGAGATCAAAGGTCTCACTGGTAGAGCGCAAGCAACTGCTCTTCGGAAAAATAAGTCGTTTCTGACCTACGGATTTTGCCGTTTGTTGGAGATGATTATCTACCACCAGGAAGAAATTTTCCGAGAGTCCTTTATTGTTGCTTCGGGGATGAAAGTTCCCACACCTCCAAAGGAACAAACTCCAGAAACCTTAGAAAAGTATCAAGCCTCTCTAAAAAGGTTTGAACGTAAGGTCGACACGGAGATTAAGACCGCTATCGAGAAGGGCAAAGTCCCTCCTGGTGTAGTTGGTCTTCCTGAAGACGGTGAGCGTGAGGTGACTTATCGTTACCAAGGTGATGTCTACGAAGACACCGCTTACGACATCAACCAGAAGTCGAGTGTTGTCAGAAACTTGCAAGAACTAGGGGTAGACAGTGTGGAAGCACTGAAATTCCTTTTCCCTGAAAAGACTGATAACGAGAGAGCGGAAATGCTGCAGGGTTTCCCATTTCGTATGGTTCAACAAACTCAAGCAGCAATGCAACAATTCCTGGTATTATTAAGCCAGATGATGCAATCACCGCACCCTCTTGCGCCGGATCAACCACTTGCGGCTGATCCTAGACTGAACATCACACCGCTCCTTTACAGGACGTTTGACCA